AGGATTTATTCCCATCAACTTGGCAAGACGCTCTTGAAACCACACTAAACCAAGCCGAGTGCGTTATAACATTCGCAGAGCCACAGACGCCCGTTGACCTTGGCCAGTATGTAAAAGTCGAAACTATTTAACCTATGTTCTACCTCATCACGTTCGTCACCGGGCTTCTGATCGGCGTTGCTGCTGGTCTGCTCATCTACCGCAAACACTCCGACCGCCTCAAGTCCACCGAGGACAAGGGCAAGTCCATCATCGACGCCCTCAAGGGGCGCTGATTAAAGCCAAATGCGTTCCGCATTAATTAAGGTTCTCTTTATTAACGCGGCGCTACTCGCAGGGTGCTCCACGACCGGCACCGATGGCACAGGAACGGCTACCCCACCCGTCGATGAGCTGACCAAGGTCGGCGAGCAAATCGACAAGGCCGATGCCCGTATCTCGGCCGGCGTCCAGGTTGCCCGTAACGCTAATGCCCAAGGCAAGCCCGCCACCGTCGAGAAGGAACTGGCCGTGGTAGCCTCCTACCTCCCTGCCCCCGATCCACACAACCTCGCCTACATCTCTAATCGGGTAACCCGTAACGACCCCGAGGAGTACAAGCGGGCGATGGAAGCCGGCGCAAAGCTACTGGCCGTCATCGACGCCAACTGGGCAAGGGCCGAGGCCGATGCGTCCAAGAACAAGGTCGCCCTAGACAACGCCAACAAGAAGGTCGTCGAACTCACCGCGGAGGTGGAGAGGGTCAAGACCGAGGGTATCCGAAACGCATTCACCGTGGCCGCCGGAGCCTGTTTCCTTGCCGCCCTAGGCTTGGCCATCCTTGGCCAGTACATCCGAGCAGGAGCAGCCTTCGCGGTAGGCGCATCCATCGGCGGTATGCCCTACCTGTTCGCCTCCCCCTACTTCGTGCCTGGGGTGGGCATTACCATTTTAAGCACTATCGTAATTTGGTCTTTAATCTGGTACCTAAAGAAAAAGACCCCCCCCACCCCTAACGATGTCTCTCAAGAAACGAATCAAGATCATCGAGACACCCCTTGACGGTGGAAAACTCGGAGACACCAAACAGGTGGAAGAAGATTCTTACGTCGTCTACATCCACCCCGTCCATTGCTCCCCCCGCAGCCGCATGAACACCGTCGTCCATGAATCACTCCACGCCGCCGACTGGGATGGCCTATCCGAGCGTAAGGTTCGCCAATTGACCGCCTACGTCGTCGAGTGCCTCTGGCGCCAGGGCTACCGCCGTACCCGCAAATGAGCCCCCCTCCCCCTGCAAGTCCTTTAGACGGAGGAGACGTCCAAACCATCGTCAAAGACGGGGCTGTGGCTGGAATCCTTGGCGGCCTCGCAATGGCTTCGAGACTTCTCTTGAGTACAGAGCCTGTCACTTGGGGCTGGGCTGTTCGCCGGGTATCTGCTGCGTCCATCGTCGCGGTGCTGGTCAACTACACGACCAAGGACTACATCACGAATAACAGCCTGCAAATTGCCGCGGTAGGGGCAACGGCTTACGCAGCGCCCGAATGCCTAGATTTCCTTCTACGCTGGATTAAGGCCCGCGGCGAAGCCGAAGTAGCCAAGGTCACCAAAAGGATTCCCAATGGCAAAAAGTCCAAGTCCAAGCGCAAGCGATAGCAACTTGCTGTGGGCAATCATTGCCCTCATGGCCTGCTCCTTCGTGGGGGCAGTAGGCGTCTACGTCCTGTCGGACTACGTCTTGTCCAGCTTTCAGAATACCAATGCAATGGTTATGCTGATCACGGACGCCGGCACGAAGTCAGACGACAAGAACTTCGAGCGCCAACTGACTACGGCTACCCTCGGGCTACAGGCTTGCCGGGATTTGGGTCTGGCTTTAGCCCTAGGCTGCTTTGGCACGGGGGTGGCGGTCAGTATCCGCATTTGGAAGCAAAGGGCTTCCTAGGTCGTTTCCGGCCCATCCACCTTCGTGCCCTCGTAGTACAGGGCCGCACCCACCTTCCGCGGGCGAATAATCGCATTGGTCACCATCGCCTTGATGAGCGACTCGGCCTGGGCGAACTGCAAGTTGTGCTCCCCAGTCAATTCGTCGAGCAGCGCCTTGCGGGATAGGCGAGGCTTGGTAGCATAGTAGGCGTACTGCTGCCCGACCTTTAAGAGCTCGAAGGCCGCCACCATCGGGGCAATCTCCCAGAGCACCTTGTGCTCGGCGTGCTTCAGCTTGATGGACAGGGTCGGCTTGCCGTCGGGGTGACGCATCCCGGCTTCCTTGCCGCGCTTCGTAAGGTTGAACGAGAACACGGGCTTGTCCTTGGACTCGCGGCGTACGCTGATAATAGCCCTAGCCCAGTTTACTAATTCTGCCGAGCCCGTCCCGCTGTACATCATATCCGAGATGGTCTGCTCTTCGAGCACCTCCTTGGCCTTCGGCTTACCTTCGTGGTGAATGATCACCATAATGCACCCCGTCTCCTTGAGGATAGGGTCGATGAGGGTACGCAGGAAATTGGAGCAGACCTCCTGCTTGTTGATGTCCCCGCCGATGTAGGCGAGCAACGGATCCACCACAATCATATCTAACTTGTGGCGAGTGATTAACTTGCGCACCAAGTCCGTGAAGTCCTTGCCGGTCTTGCCCGACTCCATAAAGAACTTCAAGTTGTCGCGGATAAGGTCAAACTCTTCTGGACGTAGGGACATCCCCGAGCACACGCCCTGGAGCGACTCGGACAAGTCCCCGATGTCACACTCGGCCTGCACGACGCCGATGCGGAGCGGACGGACGCACGGGATGCCGAACAGCTCCCGCCCAGTCGCCCACGACAAGGCCATCTGCATGACGAAAGACGACTTCCCGATACCCGACTGCCCGGTGATAAGCAGCGAAGCCCCCTTGCAAAGATAACGGCCATTGCCGACTATCTTGTTGGGGTCATTCTTGAAGTCGTAGTTGAGCAGGACGTCGAGCCCGAGATCGGCCGGCACGTCTTGGCCTTCCGACCACGCAGCGAAGTCATCCCAGTCGCTGGCGCCGATATTAAACGCCACGATCTTCTGCTCCTTCTCCCCACGCATGATACCGCCAAGGCGGGACCAGCGGGACGGGTTCTTGTTCTGCGGGTCTGGCTCATGGTCGGCCAAGTATTCGTAGACGCGGTTGCGGCGCTCCTCCCATTGGGCCTTATCAACGGCGTCTACCCGTACCCAGGCGTGGACTGACTTACCGCCAGACTCGACCAACAGGCTGATGGGGAGGTTCGACTGCTGGAAGATGGCGAGCTGCTCATCCTTGGACTTGTTGTCAAACTCGACTAGGACGTGGCGGTAGGTCGCTACGGAGGCATCGGTGCCGGTGTAGTCCCCTTTGGTAAAGGGATTGATACGAACCCAAGCCCCTTGCTCGGTGTCCTTAAAGTGCTTGCCCTGCTTGGCGTCTGGGCCAAAGAACTTGGCCAACCACTCAGCACGGGTGAGAAACATCCCCTTGGACGCGGGAAACCACTTCCCTTCTTCGGTCTGGCCGGCCTCATTCGTGATGCAGACGATATCCTCGTCCTTAAAGCAATGGATAAGCACGTCGGCCGTGCATAACGGCGTCTGGGCCTGCACGATCTCGGCGACCGCCTTCGGGTCGAAGATAAGACGGCCGTTGGCACCTACCCGGCGCTCCTTACCTCGAGCGAGCCATCCCCTCGGGCGTTCATGGGGCTTCACGAAGGCGTCGTTGAGCTTGTGCCGCAAGTCCTTCTCGGACCAGTTGGGCGAGCAATGGCTTGTGTTCCATTCGGTCAACAGCATCCACGCCTCGTCGTAGCCGAGCTCGAAACCGTTGGCGAGGATGCTCGCGGCACGGTAGGTTGCGGGATGCCCACCCTGGCCCGCGATGGCCGGCGGGAGCTTGGCGAGATAGGCACGGGCGCCCGTGATACGGTCTTGGAGGGTCATTTGGCTTGAGCCTCAACGCGGGAGATTTGCTCGCCGATCCAGCGCATCACGGGGACAGCCATCGAGTTGCCGGCGGCCTTATATTGCGGCCCATCTGGGGCTTGGCCTTCGGGCTTACCCTTCCAAGGGATGTTGCCCCAGTTGTCTTGAAACCCCTGCAAACGGTAGCACTCATTCGGGGTGAGGCGACGGACTGCCATTGCCGGAGCAAATACAGTTCCAGTATGGTTTGCATCAGACGCAGAACAGGAAAGCGTGAAACTTACATCGGATACAGTTTGGTTATATGTATCAAAATGCTGAACGGTTGCAACGTGCGGCATCTGGTCGCCAGCGGAAGCCTTGAGGGTAGTAGTAGTAGTAGTAGATGGGTCAGCACCAGCCTCGCGTCGGAGGTTGCCTGGCTGGAAGGTGATGGCTTGGACAGCAAGAGGTTCGGTATCTCCCTGCTTTGCTCCTGCTGTAAGAGTAGGACATACATCTCTTTCAGTAATTTCACCGCGCAGCCGAAGCTCGCTGGCTTG